GAGACCTGGGACTGGGAGCGCACGCTCGCCGATTACCCGGCGGGGACCTGGACGCTCACCTACACGCTGACCAACGCCAGCGGCAAGCTCAGCATCACGGCCAGCGCCTCGGGTGCCACGCACGTGGTGAGCGTGGCCCCGGCGACCACCGCCAACTATACCGCTGGCCGCTACGACTGGTTTGCCCAGGCCAGCAACGGGACCGACAAGCACACCGTCGCCAGCGGCGCGCTGACCGTCCTGCCCAATCTCGCCAGCGCTACCGCCTACGACGGGCGCAGCGTCGCGCGCCAGTGCTACGACGCCCTGACCGCGATCCTCACCGGGCGCAGCAGCGCGGAGGATTGGGCGCTGGTGCAGGCGAGCATCGGCGATCGCGCGCAATCGCTCGACCAGGCCGAGCTGCGCAAGTGGCTCAACTTCTTCGCCGCCCAGGTCAAGGCTGAGGACGACGCCCTGCGCATCGCCCGCGGCGAGGGCTTGGGCCGGCTGTTCCAGGTGCGCTTCGGTGGCTAGCCCCGCGCGCAAGGTCATCCCCTTCCCCGCCGCGGCCGAGCGGCAGTGGAAATCCGCCAGCCTCACCGGCCTGACCTTCGACTGGGGCACTACCACGCGCCCCATCGATGCCGACATCCGTACCGCGCTGACGGCGATCCGCGCCCGCGCGCGCCACCTGGCGCAAAACAGCGACCACGCCAAGGGCTTCCTGCGCATCGTGCGCAACAACGTCGTGGGCGCCGAGGGCTACGTGCTGCAAAGCCGGGCGCAGACCCCGCGCGGCAAGCCAGACAGCCGCCTGCGCGAGCAGGTCGAGGCCGAGTGGCGCGCCTGGTGTCGGCGCGGGGTGTGCGAGGTCTCCGGGCGGTTCTCCTGGCGCGAGCTGCAGCGGCACGTCATCGAGACCGTGGCGCGCGACGGCGAGGCGTTCCTACGACTGGTGGACGTCGACAACCCCTGGCGGCTGGCGCTGCAGGTGATCGACCCGGAGACCATCGACACCCAGTACACCGGCGAGTATCAGGGCCGCGCGGTGCGCATGGGCGTGGAGATGGACGACTACCGTCGCCCCATCGCTTACCACCTGTATGGCGAGCCGCCGGTCAACCAATCGAGCTACCGCACCGGGACCGACCGCTACCGCCTGCCGGCCAGCGAGCTACTGCACATCTACCTGCCCGAGTTCGCCTGGCAGACCCGCGGCGTGTCCTGGCTGGCAGTGGCCGCCTGGCGCTTGAACATGCTCACGGCCACCGAGGATGCGGAGGTGACCGCCGCTCGCGCCAGTGCCAGCAAGTTCGCGGCCTATGAGGCGCAGGAGTGGGCCGCCCCTCCGCAGCCTGCCGCGCCCGGCCTGGTGGACGCCAACGGCCAACCGCTGACCACCGATCCGGGCAGCTTCGCCCAGGACATCAAGGAGGGCTCGATGGAAGTCGTGCCCTATGGGTACAAGCTCAACCTGCTCGACCCGCAGCACCCCAACGGCGAGATGCCGGCCTTCCTGAAGTGGGGCCTGCGCAGCATCGCGACCGGCACGGGCGTCAGCTACAACACCCTGGGCAACGACGCCGAGGGCGTGAACTACACCTCGCTCCGCTTCTTCCTCGGTGTTGAGCGCGACCTGTGGCGCGAGCGTCAAGACTGGTTCGAGGGCGAGCTGCCGCAGCCGGTGTTCGACGCCTGGCGCGCCAACGCCGTGATGCTCGGGCGCCTCACCCCGCGCCCCAACCATCCCGACGAGCTCGCCCGCGTGCACTGGCAGCCACGCCGCTGGGAGGGACCCGACCCCGCCAAGCAGGCGCAGGCCGACCAGCAGGACCTCGCCAACGGCACCACCACGCTGACCGAGATCCTGGCGCGCAAGGGCCGGGACTTCGACGACCACCTGGCCGAAAAAATCAACGAGCTGGCGCGCATCAAGCAGGCCGCGGAGTCCGCCGGCCTCACGCTCGGCGAGCTGCTGCCGTATCTCGCCGCCAGTGCTGCCCCGACCGCCCGCGCGGAGGACGATCCCGATGCCTATCCAGACGACTGACCGCTGCGCCGCGCTGCGCGGCAGCACCGGCACCCGTGAACTGCGGTTCGAGGCCGGCGCCATCGATCAAGAGGCGCGCACCGTGCAACTTGCGTTCAGCTCCGAGGCCCCGGTCGAGCGCTGGTGGGGCCGCGAGATCCTCGACCACGGCCCAGGCGCGGTGCGTCTGGGGCGTCTGCTCGACGGTGCGAACCTGATCATGGATCACGACGGCCGCGATGTGGTCGGCGTGATCGAAGCCGCGCGCATCGATGCCGACCGTCGCGGTCGCGCGACCGCGCGCTTCGGCCGTTCGGCCCGCGCCGAAGAGGTCTTTTCCGACGTGATCGATGGCATCCGCTCGAAGTTCAGCGTCGGTTACATGATCCACGAGGTTGTTCTGGAGTCGCGAGACGATGCCAGCGAAACGTATCGGGTGACCGATTGGGAGCCCTACGAAATCAGCCTTGTCGCTATCCCAGCAGACGCGACGGCCTCCGTCGGCCGCTCGCTCCATCAACCCACGGAGACTACGACCATGCCCGACACGGCAACCGATGAGCGGGTCGAGGAGCGCACCGTCGCCCCGGAGACCGCAGAGCTTGAGACCCTGACCGCCGCCCCCGCGCTGCCAGTCAACCCCGAGGCCGAGGCCATCCGCGCCGTTGGCCGTCACTTCCGCGAGCTGGAGGCCGCCGAGGACCATATCGCGCTGGGCGGGACGCTGGAGCAGTTCCGCGCCTACGTCCGCGCCCGCCGCCCGGCCGATCCGGTGCCGGTGGCCCCGCGGATCGAGGCGCGCGTCCCCTACCACGGCGGGACGCTGCGCAGCTTCCGGCCCGAGCTCTATGAGCACGGCCGCCGCCAGGCTGAGGAGAATGCCTATCGCGCCGGGCAGTACCTGCGCGCGACGATGTTCGCCGACGACTCGGCCGCGCGCTGGTGCCGTGATCATGGCGTCGAGCTGGCCATCGCTGGCGGCGACTTCCGCGCGACCCGCGTGCTTACCGGCCTCGCCGCCGGGCAGTCGGTGGTGGTGCCCGAGGAACTGGCGCTGCCTATCATCAACCTGCGCGAGCAGTACGGCGTGATGCGCCGTCTGGCCTACGTGCACCCGATGAGCACCGACACGACCACTGTGCCGCGGCGCATCGGCGGCGTGACCGCCTACTTTGTCGGGCGCGAGGCGGCCCCCACTGCCGGCGATCCGACGCTCGACAACGTGAGCCTGACCGCGCGCAACATCGCCGCCGAGACCCGCATCAGCAACGACTATGCGGATGACTCGCTGATCAACCTGGCCGATTTTGTCGCTCAGGAGATGGCGCTGGCCTTCGCCACCAAGGAGGACACTTGCGCGATCGACGGCGACGGCACCAGCACCTACGGCGGTATCGTCGGTCTGCGCACCCTGCTGGCGGCCTCCGGCAGCCTGGCGGGCGCGGTAGATGCCGCCAGCGGGCACGACACGTTCCTTGAGATCACCAGTCCAGACCTCGACGGCGTGGTCGGGGCGCTGCCCGACTTCCCAGGGCTCAATCCAGTGTGGCTCACATCCAAGCGCGGCGAGGCGCTGATGTTCGGGCGTCTGCGCACGGCGGCCGGCGGCAGCAAGCGCGACATGGCCGAGCGGGTACAACGCGCGTGGGACGGCGACCCGATCGAGATCTGCCAGGCGATGCCAAAGGGCACCGGCACTACGGACTATAGCGACGTGGTGATGGCCCTCTACGGCGACTTCCGCCAGGGCGTGATCTTCGGCGACCGCCGCGGCATGACCCTGCTGACTGACCCCTACTCGCTCAGCTCCTACCAGCAGACCAAGATCGTCGCCTCCGAGCGCTTCGACATCGTCTGCCACGGCGTGGGCGATACCAGCAACGCCGGTCCCATCGTCGCCCTGGTCGGCGAGTAACCCTGATCCCGGGCCACGGACGGCCCCAGCTCTACGGAGACTGACCCCATGCTTCCCAAGCCTAAGTCCATGCTGCTGATCTCGCCGGCCAGCACCACCAATGCCGGCACCGCCTCGGGCTCCATCGACACCAAGGGGTTCGATTACGCGGTCATCGACGTGATCGCCTCGGCGTCGAACAACACGACCAACAACTTCTCGGTCCTGACGCTCTCGGAGGGCGATACCACCAGCGCCTATACCGCGATCTCGACCGGCGATACCGATTTCACCATCGCGGCCGCGGAGACCGCCGGGCACGTGGTGGCGCAGTTCCGCGTCGACTTGCGTGCGCGCAAGCGCTACCTCAGCCTCGCCGCCTCGCCGGTGACGACGCAGGTGATCGCTGCTGTGGCGCACCTGTACAAAGGCGACGAGCTGCCGGTGACGGCCGCCAAGGCGGGCGCTGGCGTGCTGGTGGACCTGAGCTAACGGCTGATGGCTGTCGATCGCGCCCTCTGGGAGCGCTTCCGCGCCGCCGGGCGCGAGCGCGAGCTCATCGAGCGGGAGCTCGGCCTGCACTGGGAGGACTTGCGCTTCCCGGTGCAGGCGATCAACCCGCCTGGTGCGGAGTCCGACATCCACTATCAGGTGGACAGCCGCGGCAGCGACGAGGAGACGAGCAAGTGAGCCTCAAGCTCGATCTTGGCTGCGGCACGACGCCCGCCCCCGGCTTCGTCGGGGTCGACGCCAAGCTCGGCGCCGAGGTCTATCCGCTGGCCTACCCAGACGGCAGCGCGGAGGTGATCCGCGCGAGCCACGTCCTGGAGCACTTCAGCCATACCCAGATCGGCTCCGTCCTCGCCGATTGGGTGCGCGTGCTCGCCCCTGGCGGGCGGCTACAGATCGCGGTGCCCGACTTCGAGGCCATCGCCCGCGCCTACCTCGACGGCCAGCCGCTGCCGGTGCAGGGCTATGTGATGGGCGGGCATGTGGACGCGCGCGACCACCATGGCGCGATCTTCGACGCCGAGGCGCTGGCCGAGGCCATGACCGCCGCCGGCCTGTTGGCGCTGCGCCCGTGGGTGAGCGAGCAGACGGACTGCGCCGCGCTGCCGATCTCGCTCAACCTGGAGGGCACCAAGCCCCCGGAGCGCTGGCCGCATGTGCGCGCGGTGATCTCTGTCCCGCGGTTGGGCTGGAACGACATGTGGGGCTGCGCGATGGACGCGTGCGGTCGGCTCGGCATCCGGCTGGTCAAGCACACCGGGGCATTCTGGGAGCAGTGCTTGACACGCGGGCTCGACGAGGCGCTCCAGGCCGAGCCGGATTACCTGCTCACGCTCGATTACGACACGGTATTCGACCATCGCGACCTGCAAACGCTGATCCTGTGCGCCGAGCGCAACCCGCAGGCCGGAGCGATCGCCGCGCTGCAGGCGCACCGATCGAAGCCAACCCCGTTGATGACCATGGCCGACGCCGATGGCAACAACGCCACGCAGGTCGAGCGCGCGCTGTTCGGGCAAGAACTGGTCCCGGCGCGCACCGCGCACTTCGGTTGCACCCTGATCCGCACCGCCGCCTTGCGTGCCGTGCCGCGGCCCTGGTTCTGGGGCCGCCCGGATGCGACGGGCGAGTGGAGCGAGGCGCGTACCGACCCCGACATCGCTTTCTGGCGCGCCTTCGAGGCCGCCGGCCAGCGGCTCTATGTCGCCGCGCGCGTGCCGGTGGGCCACCTGGAGGTGATGATCCGCTGGCCAAATCGCGATCTGGCCCCGGTACACCAGCATCCAAGCGACTACCACCGTGACGGACGCCCGGAGGACGCCTGGCGATGAGCACCCAACCGACCCTATTGGACAGCGAACGCACCCGCTGCGAGGTGTGGACCCGCGTCATGGGCTACCACCGCCCGGTGGAGCGATTCAACGCTGGCAAGCGCGCCGAGCACGCCGAGCGGCGCTACTACCGCGAGACCCGCTGCGGGAGCGCGGGCCATGGATGACCACGGCCAGGCGCCCTGCCTGCATCTGCAGGTCGACGACGACCAGCACGGGGAGTGCCTGATCGGGCGCGTGTTCCCCATCGCCTGCCAGGTGCACCGCTCGGGCCTGGTGGGCTGCGCCGCCTACGAGCCGAGCTGCCAGCTCGCCGACTGGGAGGCGTTGCGCATCGTCGCGCGCTGGCGCGCCATGCGCGCGTACTATGCCGAGCCGATCCGGGAGTGACCCGCCGTGTCTGATTACAACCACAACGATGACGACGACCGGGACTACCACCGCGGCAACCAGGGCGGCTCGCTCAACCCCAGCACCTGGCTGCAATGGATTGCGGTTGC